TCGAAGAAGTCTCTGTCGTAAGCTGTAAATCAACCTCTTTTTTTGCAAAATTCCAGGGATGATCTGACAAAAGAACTCTAACCATCAAATCATATATATTAGAAGCGGCATTATGAAGCGCGTTAGTAGTATCTAGTTGATTTATTGGTTGTTTGCCTAACAAAACAAATGCATTAGATATCGTTCTAACTTTCGACTGTTCAGCTGAATTTGTTGATGGTAATGAAGGCATATATTATTCCAAAATTATTCACCCAGATATTTTTAATACCCGGGTGAATATCAAATGTATTATGAACTCGCTACTAGCGTTCCTAACGTTACATTAGGCGTTACAGCAGTAACATAATAAATCCCAATACCATCACTTCCGGTGATATGGAACACATCATTTACCCTCAAAATTCCATCAACATCATTGAAGAATGCGCTAGCAATCATTGTTGCGCGGGTTTGTGCAGTATCGGTATAACTTCTCATAGTAGGAGCAACAGATTTATTAAAACCTGCGTCCGTCTGAGCTAAATTTACAACATCAAAAGACATATTTTACACTCCTATTATTTGGTTTCGTCACAATTGATCTTAACCAGACCTTTTAGTAGACAGTTCTGTGACCCGAATTTAAGCTCTGGACTGATAATGTCAGACTTACGATCTCTATTGTAATAGACATCAATATTTGGACTTCCATTCTTTAATTTCCACCAAACATTAGCCATAGAGGACTTTGCCCAAGCAAAAATTGTCCTGATATCCCCGGTTTTTGGCAAACCACCAGTGCTTACATTTCCAAATGTGATTATCTTGAAACCATAGAAACTATCTTTTTCTCCTGAATCTAATGCTCTCAAACTTACATAATCAGCGCTTGTTGCTTTTTCTTGATTCAATAAACTCTCAAGTTGTGATGCATGCATCATTAAATATAGAGTATCTTCATCAACATTGTTTTCCCTAAGCATTCTTTTTGCTTCTGCAATTTTTGCAATTGGAAGATTCGTGGCGCCATCTGCGACAATATTTGTCGTTGCAGAGGCATTCATCGATCGAATTATTTCTTGTCATTCAGCTCTGGCAACAGCATTTACAGCCTGCTTTATTTCCTGTTGCATGATACTGACATTAACTTCTGCTTGCTGATAAATATCAATTGCTACTGCGCCATCCTTATTTTTAGGGCTTACAATTGACGTATCAAAGTTAGGTTTAACGAAGTTAACCAAACTACTTTCTGCGCCGCGGTCAGTCAAATCCCATCCTTCAGAAATCGGAACCTGAAAACTAGCTCCAACTACCTCAGTAAATGGCACACATGCGGCTTTAACTTTTGCTACTTTATCTGCACGAGTTTGATAATCCTCAATGAACATGTCCTTGTACATTACCTCCAAAAAAAATTAATAAAATTAATAAATTATTAACAACTTTTAAAGGTATCCTCAGAACCGAGGGCTTTGCGGTTGGGTCTGCGAGACAAGGGGATCTGTCAGAAGACAGAAAGTGACCTATGCGCGCCTATATTCTTGTATTATATAGAAAATATTGTAAAAAGCACTATCCAATTAATTGTTACCGAATAATCTTTTGTAACCATCCATTGTTCTTCGTCTAAACCCGCTGTCTGTTCGTATCCTTGGATCAAGCAAATTCTTTTTAAGTTGATCGTAGGATTCATTTGAATCATGTGAATTATTTGAAGTTGGAATACCAGATGACGGAGATCCGTCACGCATTTTCTTCAATTCCATAAAAAAATCTGCATTAGGGATATTCTTTAATAGTTTTTCCGCATCTACAGTAGGATGATTTTGCCCTATCCATGTTTGCATCTCTGCGAACTGTTTCTTTGCATCTGGGCCTATCTTTTCTATTTCTGACTTTATATATGAGTCTTCGTGTTTTTGGGCGTCTTGATAGTACCCGTCCAAGAATTTTAGGAATGAGTGAGATACCTTATCGAATGTAGGCTGATCGATTTTAGATTCTTTAAGAATATTAGATACCTCATCAGTAAATTCACCCATTATCAGATCATCATCGTCGATTAAATCATTAAATTCTTCTGGTATATTAAATTCATACTCTGCTGGTATATCTGCACCATCACCTTGTAGCTCTTTTAATTTGCTTGTTAATTCAGATATTTTCCTTTCTGCATGCGGATATGCCTCTGCCTGTTTAAATACGTCACCATATTTTTCCTTTAGCCATTCTGGTTTATCTCCGTCGCCTCGCAATTCTCCTGACTTATTTATATACCAACCAGAATTTGGATCTTTATCGACATTTGTCTCAATATTTTGTGATACATCATTTTGATTTGTGTCGACAGATGATGGCGCCGATTCATCACTAGCCGCTACGCCTTCAGAAAAACTCATATAAACCTCTCTTTAAAAATTATTATTTATTCCCGTTTCTTTCCATTTCAAACAATATTCTAATTAATTCTTTTGATCCTTCTCGGAAATACGCGAAATTTGGACTTTCACTTGGAGAAACAACGGGCGTCTTTAACCATTCTTCAAGATATCTTCTGAATTTTTTGCCCGTCTTTGATACAAATAATGATGCCACCATTAGACATTCTTCTTCATATTTCATTGTATTTTCATTTATCATGTTTATTGTATCTTTATTCATTTTAATTATCCTAGCCAGGTTGACTGCTAGGCACATTTTGCGTCGCAGGTTGGCCAGACATATTTGGCAATAAACCAAGTGACTGAGCCAAATTAACTCCGCTTGATCCTGCTGCAGAATTTAATTTTTGTAATCCTCCGGCCAATTTTACCATTGCGGCTTTTGCATCATCCGGATTATTAATTATTGATAGGTCTACATCTAAATTCTGAGCTATCCACTGATATGTATTTTCAGATATAAGAGTTTGTACATGAGGGACAGCCAGTACTTGAGATATCATCTGCAACCATTTAAGGAATGACTGTACCTTCTGTTCATTTTCTAATTTAACAACCGGAGAATTATATTCAATTTCAACGACTTGTGATTCATACGATAATTCAAATCTTGCGCCATTTGATAAAGTTATGTCTTCTAAAAGACCTTTTTTCCTTAGGATATTAACGCATTTTTGCACAATAGGTATTACACATTCCCTAGCCAATCTAACGATTGCCCTGCTGCTTTTTTCAATGAAGTTTTGCTGTCTTATCGCGAACTCCGTAGCTGTCCTATTAGGAATATTCTCTATCTCACTTATGGGATTTGAATATAGAATTTGACATATAATATTACGCAGGTCCTGCATTCTTAAGTCTGCGTATTGGAGGTTGCCTCCCGACTGAAGTGGTTGAATAGGAAGTCCAGACCCATTCCATTGTATTGATAACAACGAGTTTGGTAGAAGTCTGCTTGTGGCAGGATTCAGACTTCTTCCCGTAAGATCAATATATGGAGGATATGCTATCCTAGCAGCTGACTGAAGATCATATTCAGCCATTTTATTCAGCACTTTACAGAACGGGAGGGCTATCTCCAGCAGGCCCCTACCGTACGTCTCATCAGATACTTTATCGAATCGAAATGCAGTGAATGGATTGATATCGAAATAACTCTCATAGATAATATCCCTATTATCATTTTGAACCTGTACATAATAATAGTATTTATAATCCTTATCGTTATCAGGAAGATAAACGCACCCCTCAATTAGAGATATATCATTCTCATCACTAATCCCATTTATAGGGCCCATATTTGCCTTGGGCCAATTTAATGATATATCAAGTTTCTTTAATTTCCACACGCGCCAAAAATCATGTATTTGATTTTGTGATGTTTCACCTATATACAAGTTATACATTGGAACAGATGAAATATTTAGTGGGTTTTCTATGTCTCCTTCCTGTATTATCAATGAACCAGTCCCTGCAATTACTTCTCTAAATGATTCAACAAGCGCAAGATCAAGGTACGATCGATTAATGTATTGAAACAATATCTCTGTATCTTTCTGCAATTTTTCTTTTACGTTATTTAATTCGGAATCACTAAGATCTAACCTATTTATCGCTTCTCCAACTCCAAGACTTATCCACTGTTTTCCAGTAGGCATCAACATTTCTTTTAAGAAGTTCGCAAATTCCTCTGCTGCGATCTCTCCAGTAGAATCAAATATATTATTTGTTTTACTCTGGCCCTTTGTCTTATTGAAAAATCTAGCTCTTGTTGGAAAGAAATATTGATACATTTCGTCCAATCTGCTTGCCCATACAGTCCTATGAGATTCGGCCTGCGTATAACGCTTTTTAAGATCTTCTTTGGACGGTCTCTGTGGAGATTTTCTTTTATCAGAATTTGGCATATATAATTATCCGAATTGTGAATTTCCAGTTATATTGTCATAGATAGATTTAGTACTTTTCTTCCTCTTCCTATTTCTACTCATCATTAAACGAAAAAACGAACCTGGCCCAATTTTATTTCCAAACCAATTAGACCCGTGTCCAAACATAAAATTTCCGAAATGAAACGGAGATTTATTTCTATCACCATTTATCATAATGACTACCCCAATTTTGAATTTCCAGTTATTTGATCGTATAAAGAACCACCAGAAAACCTAGATCTCTTAAATGACTGAAGTTCTCGTTGCATAAGAGATTTATTTTTTTCCTTTTCCTCCTGTTCCAATTGTGCTTCTCGTGCCTCCGCAGCTGCCGCTGCAGCCTGCGCAGCCTTGGCTGCCTTTTTTCATGAAGAATTACCTCCGCCCATCTTGCCCC